GGTTGTATGTCAAATCTAAATTGACCAAATCTCCAACTTTCATTTAAACCATCATTTTCTACTTTAACTGCAGCAAGTCTTGCTCTTGCTCTTGTGTCTACTTTATTCGTAGATGAGTTAATTGTAAAGGGCCCTAGTGGAGAGCTTCCTTGTGTTTGTGCAGGATAGTCTCTAGTTGTTATTGTAATTTTTGCATTACCATTAATATATTTAAAATCAGGTATAAATCTTCTAAGCTTTATAAAGTATTCTCCATCACCTTGGGCATCTAGATCAAAATCCCCTGATGTTATAAATGCAGGAACAGCCGTGATTGCGCCGTCTGCTAGTACTTGGTTAGTCCCTATTTCATGATTAAATACTCGACTTGCACCATTCGATACTCCCTGGATTGTTGGTGTTGTAGGTGTAAAATTAACATCAAACTCTGTTGCGATAGGCTGATCAAATAAGTGAGCGTCAGTAAAAGTTGTTCTAGCTAATGTGCCTGTAGTCCAAGTTTGTTCTGCATAATTAAAAGTTACTTGTCTATCTATATAACTTGAAGTAGAGGATGCGTAAAACCAAGATATCTCAGAGAATAAAGAATTGTGGGCTGCATAAGTTAATTCCGAACCATTAGAAAAATTAAAACCTGGCGCATTATCATTAGTTTGAAATACAAAGTCTTCTACTAGTGATGGTAAAGCTTTAACAGTACCATCAAACATAAAGAAACCCCCTGAATCTGAAATCCAGTAAACAGCTCCATTAGCGTATACTATTGAATGTTGTCCAATGCATCCACAGTTTGAACCTACTTGTCTAATACTAAAGGTAAAAGGAGGTCCTACAAACTGCATAAAGTACGCAGAGGTATCAGTTAAAATTAATACGTAATCTTTTGCTTTTGCAGCACCCACAATTTTAGTTCCACTATCAATTCTAAATGAACCCGCAGTGTTAACTGAGGTTGCAGTATAGTCTGTTAAAGATTCTTGATCTGAGAATCTAATAAACATTTTATCCTGTGTTGATGCTGAACCTATAGTTGTTTCAGTTCCTAAAATAATTAAATGTCTATCTCTATCAGATACCATACTCATAACAGATCTTGTTGGTGCTCCAGATAGTATAGTTGCTCTAGCTGCTATTCCTGATCCTCCGTCCGGATCCCATGAGAAAGTAGCTCCGTTTTTAATAGTTGCAATTAATAATTCACCATAATTATCTAAAGACCATGAAGCTGGATCTAGTATTGCATTTGAAGTAGTTCTTGGTGTACCCCAAGTAGAAGCTCCGTATAAACCTGTACCAAAGCCATAACCAAAGGCTTGTTGTAAGGGTCCTATTTTAAAGTAAGGTTTACTATCAAGAGTACCATCGTTTGTTGCGCCTGTTCCTGTTTCAGCAGTAGGCATTAAAATTGTAAAGGTTGAAGTAGTAGGTGCTAGTTGTACTTCAAATAAAATATCATCAAAGTCAGTAGCTGTATAATTTGTTTGACCGCCTGTAAATGATCCGGCATTGTCAAAAGTTAAAAGATCACCTGGCTCTAGGTCGTGAGCCGTGGGTGTTGTAATTGTAACCGTTGTTGAACCATTAGTTGTAGTGATGTCACATCCGGTTTTTGCTAAATTTGCATCAAAAGGTGTAATGTCATAGTAGTCATCCCCATTGTAAATATATAAAATTTTGTTTGTACCGATAGCTAAGAATTTTCTGCCATCTAAATCAGCCCAAGTATGTGAAGCACGGCCCGCTCCTACAAGTTTCTTGTCCATAATTTCTGTCCAACCGCCAATTTTTTCAGGCATTCCATACCTAAATCTTACAAAATCACCATCTACCCATTGGTTTTCAGCCCCTGAGTCTGATGCTTGTTTATTAAACCCTGGTTGAAAGTTTACTTTTTGTAATGACATGGCTGTATTATACACCATAAGCTTATATCTATAAAGATTAGCCTATTTGGGTAGTATTATATTCCACTCTAAAGAAGAGACTAACTGCTTCAAATCTAATATTTTTGATTTATTATCTTTTAAATATTGATGAAGTTCTTCAATATCTACTATAATAAATTGATTCTTTACATCAAACACCATTTTATCTGCTTTAGTTTTGAAAGATCCGCCTTTTGTGTTATTCTTTAAAGGTCTTAAATCAAATTTTAACAATTGATTATTAAGAGTTCCCTCTACGTCCCACAGCTCTTGTTTTTTTTGTTTAGAGGTGGCTTTAGTAACATTACTTAGAAGATTAAAAAATTTCATTCCCAAACAAAATTAGCAGCCACAGAAATTCTTGTTCCTTTACTTTTAAAAGGAGCTACTACATGAGTTACGTTAGCGGGAAAAATACAAATATCTCCTCTTTGAGGTATTATGGTCATATTTATATTATTTAAATATCGTCCTTCTCCGTATAGAAATTCTAATTTACCTGGACCTGCATCTTGTCCAACGTAACCTGCTCTTTCTTTAGCTAAACCTTTTGGAACTTCTAAAAACAATACACTAGATAAATGACAATTTGTATGTATATGCGGAGGGTTGTACTCCCCTGCTTTCATATAATTAACCCAAGCTGAATTAATTATAACTTCATTCTTAAAATCTTTGCTGTACCATTTTTTAGCTGCTTGCACATATAAATTTAATGGTTCTTTTATTAAATTAATATATTGAATTTTATCAATATCGTGTTGATCTTTAATATGTCCCACTAATTTATGATTAGCTGGATTTTTTTTATTACATAATTTCAATATTTTTTTACATAAACTTTCATCAATTCTTGTGTGAAGAACTAAAGGTCCAAATTTTCCAAATGCAGCTTCCATGTTTATCTAAAAGAAGGACCGTAAATAAACATAGCTAAGGTTCTTCTCTCTCCTTTCGTGATTGGTGTTACCATATGATTTGTAGCAGATTTAAACATGACCGCATTACCTGGTGTGTTTAGATGAGGTACTTCAAATTTATTATTGTCAAATAAATATAATTTACCACCTTCATATTTTTTTAATGAAACATTAATAAGAACACTTAATTTAGTATCTATTTTAGGATGTTCATGTCCGTCTGTATGCCAGTCATAATTAGCTTTATCTTTAGCGGGATAAATGTTTAAATTTAATGGGTCTGAATCAAATAAATCAAATATGTCATAACCAAAATTAAATCTTCCACAATGCACAAATTCATCTACTAAATTATGTATCAAATGTTTTATCTTTCCATAAGTTATGATTTTTACTAAAGTATTTTTTTTTATTTTACCATTACTATCTTTAGCTGCTTTTTCACTACCTTCTATAAAATTATAATTTTTTTCAATTGATTTATTTATTTCTATTATTTGTTTTTTAGAAATTAAATTATCCCAATGCCAGTAACTAAATTTTTTCATTTATATATTGTGTTAAAACTTAAAACTATTCTAGAAGATGATTTATTTTTATCTGAACTATGCATTAACCAACTAGGGAATAAAATTAAGTCTCCTGTTTGTGGTTTAAAAAAATAATTTTCACTATTGAATTCCGTGTCTTTTTTAAAATCTACAAAAGTTCTATAAGGATTAAAGTTATGAAAATATATTTTACTGCTTTTTTCATCTGTTTTTAAATATACTACTCCTGAAATAATACTATCTGGATGAGAATGCTTTTTTAAAATACTATTTTTATTTTGAATATTTACCCATGAATTATCTATTTTTAATTCATTAACCCCATAATCAATTTGATATTCTTTTATTTTTATATTAAGTTTTTCTCGTAGAGTCTTGGTTATAATACTACTATTAACTTTATGAGTAGATCTAGCTTTTCCGCTTAAACACAAATGCTCATGTAGTTTTCTTTTAGAAATAGATTTAATTATTTCTTTGCACTCAATTAAGTTTAAAAAATTATTTGTGTATTGTAGCAAAGTAGGAAATAATTTTACTTTAATACTTGAAGACATTTATTTTAACAATAAATTTTGTAATTTAATAATTTTTTTTATTAACGTTTCATTTATTGAAATTAAAGACTCAATCGAAAGTTCAAGTTTTTTATTATATTCCTTTAAATCTTTGTTCATTTCTACTTCAGAGCCTCTTAAATTTCTCCAAGTTTTAATTTCTTCTTCAAGCAATTCAATTTTTTTAAATGGGTTTTCAATCATCTATTTCTCCTTTTCAACTCTAAAACTTGCTGGCAAACCTAAGTGAATTCTTTTATCAAATTTAAACTCTTCGGCATGCTTAGAATTTCTGTCATTATAGT